GGATTAATTTTTCTATTGATATAATATTGTTCAACAGGATAAATAAAATTAAGATTAAGAAATTGAAGAGGAACACCGAACTGCTCCCAATATTTTCTATCATCTTCATTCCAAGCTCGAACAACAAGTTCAATAATAGGTTTGCTATGTTTAATATTAACAATAGCAGTATTTATCTCATTAACAAGATTAATATCTTTTTCCTGACCATAAAAAATATCTTTAAAAGTAAATGTTATATGACGAAGTATTTTAATGAAATCTTCTTTATTAGAAACATCATAAGATTTTTTATAAATATTACTCATAATAAGAGCAACTACATCAAAGACATCTCCCCAAAAATAGCCAGCAAAATCTCTAAATTTAAGTTTTCCCTTATTATCATAACGAAAGCCACAAGTGGGATGAACATCATCTCTTATAGGAGAACATATCAATTCTCCACTATCAATACAATATTGGACTATCTTATCTGAAAGATTCAAATAAGTAGCCATAATAGTAACTTGACTAATTTTAGCAAGAACTGTTTGTTTAGTAAGTTTTGAAGAATTAATACTTCTCATCGAAATGGATAGATAAAAAAAGGCTTCGCAATGACAATAACTGCCATCACGAAGCCCAAATTAAATACCAACAATAATATGTTAACAGATGTTAAAAGGGCATGTCATCTCCAGCAGCTTCGGCAATACCTCCAAAACCAGTATTAGCGCCCATACCAACCATAGGGTCGCCAACAGGAACACCACCCATTGCAGGAGCTATACCAGGAGCGGGTATATTAGGAGCTTTAGGTTTCTCAATATTCATAGGAAGAATAGCTTCTTTAACAGCATCAAAACGAATAGATGGAAGAGTATTCTGTTTGAATATTTCGATACAACCTTCACCAACAAAAGTAGGGAAAGCTAAATCACCATTATTAACAGGCTGCCAACCTTTCTTATTATTCTTAATATAACGAATAAGTTTCATCCAAATTGGAATATTCTTTCCGTCTTTAGTTTTAAAGATAGGTTGACCATCACGACCGCGATTCATAATATTCTCAAAGTTTTCAAAGAGAACTTTCCAACCAGCGACAACATCTTCAGGTTCAACAGCAATATATTCACCTTGCTCATCGAAATCTTCAAAATTAAGAGAAAGAGCAGCAGCTTCTTCATCAGTCAAGTCACGACCTTTCAAAAGATAAACATTAAGAATATGTTTGAACCAATCAAAAACAGAATTAACTTTCCATTCTTCTTTACCGCCAGGAATAGTGTTTACGTTAGATTCAACTGCATTAAACGTAAGAGGAATATAATGACGCTTAGCAGCGTCCTCTTCGTTAGATGCGAAAGTAATAGTAATGCGAGGAATTTCAAGACCATTAAAAGATGGCATACCGGTAGTATCTTCACCAATTTTAATAGTGCTAACTTCAACACTATCAAGGTGACCTATAAACAAACCATTTTGTTTAGCAAGTTCATGACTGAATTTCAAACGAGCAGTACCACGAGCAGTACTAACACCTCTACGATTTACTTTTTTAGTTTGAATAGTTTCTTGAGTCTTAACTTCAGCAGCTGCTGCGCTTGCAGCTGCATTAACAGTTTCTTTTGTCATGATAAATAAATTTTAAATTAAACGTTTAATTATGCAAATATAGCCGAGAACATAATCATCAAGATTACATTCTCGGCTTTGTTAATAGACAGGATTTACAGAAAGAAGATTACTCTGCATCAGCATCGCCACTTTTACCAATACGAGCTGGTTCTTTGTCAACATAATCGCCAAGAACAAGAGCCTTAACAGTAACATTCTTGTCACCATCGTTAACAACTACATCCTGCAAGTTTTCAACATCAACATCGAAAACACGATTCAGAGAAGTAGCGTCAGCACCCATGTCGGCTTTCAACTGTTTCCAAACATTAGAATCGGTGAAAGTTAGAGAAGTACCAGCACCAGTAAGACCGGCAGGATTAGCAACCTTAGAACCCTTATATTTCGGCAATTCACGAGCAACAACAAAAGCAGTCAAAATATCAATTTGCTCTTCTTTAGTGACACCGTCGCGAGTCAGAGCTTCTTTAGTTTCTTCGTCAGCCTGTTCAGCAGCAGCAGAGAGCATTTCCTCAAAGTGCTGAGAAACATACTTAATCTTGTCATTTTTAGTCAGACGTTCGGTTGTTGTTTTAGCATTACCTTTTGTATCATATTCAACAATACCTTTGGCAATAGCCCACATATCAAATTCCTTATGGATAGCTATAGAAGCTTCAGGAGTACCAAATTCAAGACCGTTTTCTTCGCAGAACTTAACAAGTACATCAGCTTTATCAGCAATAGCATCATTTATGTTATCAATATTCTGCAAGAACATGATATAATCACCATGACCTATGCCGAGAACTTTAGAAACAGGAGGAGTAATACGGAAATTACCTTCGGTACTAACTGCGATAAACTGAGGTTCAACTGTTACATTACGCTGACCAGCATTAACAACTCCAAAACCAAATCCCATTGCTTTAACATTAGTTGTTTTCATAAAACTACACTTTTTAAAAAGTTAATAAATAAATGAATTTTGAGAACTAATTTCTTTTCAAATTTCTACTACTTCTGCGTCCTCAACAGAAGTAATATCTGTAGATGAGAGTTCTCTACCAGCTACAATTTTAAGTTCGGTAGTTTCCATAACTCCCATAAGGACATCAGAGGCTATATCCCGAGCCGCGAGCGTAAACGCCCTATGTCCAATAAGAATACGTGGATATTTTTTATAAGTATCTTTTTCAAACATTTCAGCTTGAACAGCATCGCTATAACTAAAACGGCCAATAACCGTCATATCTTTTCCATTAACTTTACGACTAATTTCATATTCAGTCACATAGTCAACAGGTTTATTAGGAATACGATAAACAGGAATTCGACCAGATTTAACTACATCAGCAACTTGCAGTTTATTAGCAACAATAGCAAATTGTTTAGTATTCAATTGATAATCCTTATAAAGATTACCGTTGAAATCCTGATACCATTTAACAGGATAAACATAAACTAAATCACTATCTTTGTCAGCAGCAAGTTTATCAGCAGCTTCTTTAGAATTTCTACATCGAATAACATATTCAGGAAAACTATTGTCAACATAAACATTAAATCCATCTGTATATTCATACAGAGCTTGATAATCTTTAATGCATCTCCAGGTGCAAGCTGCCTTTAGAAGTAATGCTTTGACAATATGAATATCAACACCAGTTTTACCATTAATAACATGTATATGTTCAAGACAACTACTAAAAGGAAGTTTCAAATCTTGTGCTCTCATAAGAACAGCAAGACCATCATTAATATTATCAAACCCACCTTTCTTACTACGCATAACCTTAGTTAAAAAGTTTTCAGCAGCAGCAAGTTGTTTAGGGTCGAAAAGATTAAGAGCATTGAAACTATGTTCAGCAGGAGCAATAACATCATGTTTGGCAATTTGAGTATTGATATCTTTATCAGGTTGAGCAGGAGATTTAGCATCAACCTGACATTGCTTTTCATCTTCTTTATCCATACTATCAAAGAGCACTAAGGTTGTTAATTACACTACAATAATAAAGACTTTTTTCCATACTGCCAAATTTTTATAGAATAATATCTCCGGAAATTTCGTCATAACCTACACAATTTTCCGTGTCATCAATTACTTTAATAATAGGATTAATTTTGTCCTTAACCATTTTGTCATTTTCAACTGTACCACGACAATAAACCTTATAAGTTAATGTCGGTACACCATTAAAAACAACATCAGCAAAACGAGTTTTTACGTCTATAATACTATCACAAAGAGGAGAGGTGAAAATCACTATGTCACAAGCTATTTTTAGCTTTGGATTTGACGCATTTTTTATAGATAATACATTGATAACCCCTGTATTAAAACGTTTCTCGTTGAGGCTTGATTGAGCCTGCCAACCGATAATTTTAGGCTTACCCTTATTAACTCCACTTTTAATAGCAATAGGAATACCCATTTCATCAACAGCAATTTTATCTTCAAGACAATCGTGATAATCAGCACAAGCAATCATCCGTTGTTGAAGATAATTCGTAATCTTAGCAGCATATTCAGCACGTTTAGAAACAATAAGAATCTTTTTATCTTTATGTTCAAGACAAATATCTTTAATAGCTTCAAACTTAGCTTCATTATCACTAACTAAATCACGTCTGTTTTTAGCAATAGTATAAAAAGTACAAGCACGTTCAAAGATAATATTAGGATTATAAATATCATCAATCTGCTTCATAAAAGGAATATTAGTATCAAGGTTTTCATTCCAACCATTTTCTTTAGCAAGATTATTACGAAATTCAGCAGCACTAATATTCATTTTATCATCTCCTTTTTTACATCTTTCGATATTATAAAGATTACCAAGTATAGAAAGAGTAATATTAATGTAATCAGTATATTTATCATAAGCTTGTCTATCATCAGCAGAAAGCTCAACTCCAATGCGATGTTCCTCTACGGGGGAGTAAATACGAGCTTTAGCGTTATCATCGGCAGTATTATCAATATTGATAGAAGGAAGTATATTACGAACATTAATTATAAAATTATTATCCATAACATTTTTAGTAAGAATACACATAGTAAATTTGCTTTCATCAGCAAGATGTTTAATAGTAGTGAAATCATCATTAACACCAACTGTAATAATTAGTTTGTAATTATAATAATAACGAGGATTAACAAAATCCTTACTTAGTATTCTAATGTTAAATCCATTTTCAAAAGTAACTTCTTCTTTGCTTTTGAGATAATTCAGAATAGCAACACGAGTATTATAACAATCAACAACAATAAATATTTGTTGTTTAGGATGCTTATTATGAAATGGAACTATAACATTATAAATAATCTCAGGTATAAACTCTTGGTCAAAACAATAAAAACTCATCTTACCTTTTTGAGTTTGAAAACCATCAATTATAGTTTTAATAATCTTTTCTTTCTTAGAAGTCTGCATCATCAAATAAAGAAGAATAACTACCAGAATATTTTTTTAGAAGAACTTTACCAGACTTAGTACCAAGTTGAGCATCACCTTTTTGGTTAGGACTGATATTAAGTTTAATAGGGTCTATAATTTTAAGAGCAGCTTCATAGTAATAAGAATAGTTAATGTTACGATATTCAATACGTTGGTCATCAAGAGTATTAATGATAGCTACTTGTTTACCAGCACACATATTATTGCGAGCTTTAGTATTATCATTAACTTTCTCAAGAATTCCACCATTATTCGTAACATAAAACCTCACAAATCTTTGAAGTTCTTCAGTTCTACTACCTTTGGTAAATTCTACATGAAATTGTCTGCCAACATTTTGAGTTTTACAAAAATCAAGAATGTTTTTAGAATCATAAAGAGTTTCAAGAATAGGAATACCTTTAAAATAATTAATTACAGCACGAGCTACAATAGGCATATCATAACCTTTGTCGAGAGATTTAATATACATAAACTCATTTAAATCTCCTTTAGAATCGGTTTTACCATTAAGTTCTTCTATAAAATAATTATTTATATCTCTATTAATATACATAAGATATTCTTCACTATCGGCACTAAGTTTAGTAAGTTTCATCCAATTATTAGTAATTTCGTCAAATTTAGCTTTATTACGTTTATAAAGTTTAACAACTATACCATCAGTATTAGCTGACATAACTTCAATTTCGTTAAGCTCAAGTTCTTCACAAAGCATCATAATCATAAGCTGACCATTAATAGTAACAATAAGAGTACAAAGTCTATCATAAAGGTCACCTTTTTCAAAACCGAATTTACCGTATATAGAATTAATAACAATCTTTAAAGCTTCAGCAAGAATCTTAGGAGGAACATTGTCAATAAGTTTTTCTTTACTATGTTTAGCTGTAACACGAGTATCACGAAAATACTTAACACAACCCACAAAAGTTTTTTTATCAAGATGTTTAGGAGCAACTTCATATTCAACCATAATACTGGGATAAAAACTGGCAATATCAAAATGTATATAAACATAACTATCATCAGTAATATTATCCCAAATTGTTCCAACTTTAGCAAGTTCAGCAATTTTTGCTCGTTTCTCCTCCCCCGTAGAGAAATCATCAATTAACTCAATATTACTCCTTAATTCTCTTGGAATATCTTGAGTATGAAGTCCTCCAGTAGCAATAGTATAAGTAAGTTTATTTATAGTAACTTCAAACCAACCACTATCATTATTAGTTTTAAGATACTTTAAATTAGGATATTTAGGAGCAATTTCTTTGAGAGCTTTCTTACCAACAGAATACAGTGTAATACTGTGCATTTCTTCAAGAAGTTCTTGTAGCGGTTTAGTCTTAAATTTAATAAAATCAAAAATAACGCGCTTAAAACTCATAGCAGTACGCTCAGTTTTCTTACCACGCCATTGTTCTGGAGTAAGACCACTACGTTTACTATAAGTAGAAATAAAAAGTTTATCAGCAATATTACTTCGAGAACTACTAAGACAATCAATTTTAAAATTATGAGCAATAGAATACCTAAGACGTATTTCATCCATAAACATACGTATCATTTCACATACAATAAAAACATCATTGTCATTATAATGCATGGTAGCATCAATCCATTCAGGAAGCATAAATCTATCCCACTTAGAAATAAGAAGATTAAGTTTATCAGCAGGAATACCTTTATACCGATAATCTTTTTGATAAAACTCAATATCTTTATCACTAATAGGAGGCAACTCATATTCTAATAATTCATACCACTGAAGATTAATAGAAGTTTGCTTAAGACCTTTGCCATAGTAACGCTTTTCTCCTTTATCGTCAATCATACTACCAACTTTATTAAGAGCAAATATAGTCATAATATCAACATTAACAAAAGGAAGAGGATATTTATTACACAGACTAAGAGTATAATCATGTCTACGCATTTCTTCATTATCTTGTAAAGAGATAATATGCTTACTTAACTCATAAAGTTTAGTAATAAGTTCTTTAGTAGAATTAGTTTGACCGGCATACATAAGCAGACCAGCAATCATATACTTATCATAAGAATTACTATTATAGCCAAACCAATCAGAACGAATGGGAGTATTTGAATCATCATAATGAGGACGCATACTATTTATATATCCTAACATAGGAAGAAGTTGTGCATCATCAGTATCAGTAATGTAAAACTTTTTACGTTTAACAGTATTAAGACGATTTTTAATCTCAGCAACAGTAAGAACTTGTGTTAGAGGAACAGGTTTATTTTTACCATCATTACTAACACAATCCTTAAATATTTCAAGATAACTTCCAACTTCTGTAACAGTAAGACAAAAGAAATTAGGAAGCACTTCAACGTCATAAGAATAAGTATTAATCATATCTCAAATAATAGCTTCTTTAAATTGTTTAATAAAAATATTTTTGAGATTTTGATTATCGTAGTACATAACTCCAGGACTTATACAGGTCTTAACAACAAATTTACCTGTAATACAACGATATAGACCAAAATCATATAGTTGTTTATCAAAGATAATTACTTTACGAGGAGTTATACGACTAACTTCGTAGAAAAGATTTGTAATACAAGATTTAATCGCATCTTTATCCAGATTAAAACCTGTTTTATTAAGACATTTAATAGAACGAGTTACATAAACATCTTCAAGCAATTCTCGTCCAACAATATCTTTATATGCATCTTGTGTAATCTTTAACATAGTAGTATAGCCTATACCAGCTTTAACATCATAAGATGGTAAAACCATTATGGTATCAGTAATAATATTACCAGTACCAAGAATGATTTTATCATCTTCGTTAGCATAGAGCTTTAATGGACATTGAGAACAAACATCAGCTTTACGAATGAATAATTGTGTACTATAATATTCAGTAGCAATTTCATTCTTTTTGACTTTATGCTTAGTTTCCATAACAAATAATTAATTCCTTATGAGCTCTACTACAACCAACATATAAACGTCGAAGCAAATCATCTTGATTAGCATAAGGATACCCCATACGGTCATAAACCATATTATTAACATCAACAAATACTGTATCATAAGTTGAACCTTGGCTCTTATGTGTGCTTATAGCAAATCCATAATCAATATCTCTATCATAGAGAGTTCGTCCCCGTCTATCAATAATATTAGCAGCGATAATATATTTCTTTTTAAAAGCGTAATAATCTTTCCAACGAGAGACTCTAACAGCTCCACTTGACTTACGAGCAACATCAATAAGTTCTGTAACAGTCTTATGATATTGTAAGACAGTAAACTTATCTCTATGGTCAATAACAAATAGAGGTTGAGTGATAGTCCCTCCATGAACAAGTTGAAACTTTACAAGAAAACCTTTAAATCCATATTTATCATCAACAAAGTCTACAATATCGTTAATAATATATTCCTCAGAATTATTAATAACTATTTCCATAAACTCATTAACAATAGTTTCATAGGACATAATCAGGTCGTTCTTAGTAATAATGTTCTTATCAGCATCACGTATAATACTATTGCGAATATAATTGTTCCAACCAGCAACAGAGGAATTAGTATAAGCAATAATACGGTACATATCAATATTCTTAGTATATTCTTCATTATGAAAAGAATTATCGATTAATTGTTTAAACTCAGCAGGACGACAAATACTAAATCCTTCATTAACTTCGTTATAATTAATAGCACCAATATTCTGACTTAAATAAGTAAGAAAACGATAAGTATTATGTTCTATATCATAACGAAGTAATTCAAGAAGTTCAGTAATAGGATTATTAGCAGCTTGTCTAACAATTTGTCTAAGATTATAAACTTTAAAGCATCTATCAAAAGCAATAGACTTTTTCTCATTTACAGGAGCTAATTGAAAGCTATCACCGATAAATATAATTTTAATTTGAAGTTCTTTACATTTAGAACAAATGAAAGTAACAAGTTTAGAAGGAATCATAGAAGCCTCATCAATAATAAGAAGTCTAATATTTTCAAGTTTAGGTTTAGCCATAGGATTAAACTGTGGATTAACAGGGTCAAAATCTTCAAGTCTTAAATCAAGTCTAAGACCAAAAGTAGATTGAATAGTATCAACAGTTTTACCACCAATAGCCTGACTAAATACTCGACAAGCTTTATGAGTAGGAGATGTACATTTAATAACACTATTGCTATATCTACAATGTGTAATAATATACTTAGTTATAAATGTTTTACCAGTACCACCAGCACCAGTTAATCCAACTATATACTTAGCTGGATTAAAAGGAGCAGCAATAAAATCAATCATATTATCTATTGCATTTTGCTGGTCATTAGTAAAAATATAAACATTTTTATCACTTTTATCTTTACCAACATTATCAAAATTCATTCTATCTGTTGTTTTCTAATAATATCATTAATTTCTTCTATATGTTCTTTATAAAATATAATAGCTTCATGAGATTTTTCATTATCTAATTCTATCCAACAATTTTTAATAACAAAAAGAGGGCTAATAGAAAGAGAACTTTTTACTAAATTTCCAATAACAACACAACCAGGAGCAAAAGGCAAATAATGATTTATATTACATTCATTATATTCTCCAACATTTCGTATATAAACAAATCTATCTTTAAAAGGAACTCCATGTCTATAAATACAAGCATGACCTTTACAAGAGAAACAACTATTATGTATAGGATACATAAATCCATCACCAATATCTACACTATATTCAGCCTTTTCATTACACCAAACAATACCTTTTACACCTTTTAATATAATTTCAGACCTACTATTATTTTTAGAGGTCGTTCTCTTACCATCTTTCTTTTTAGGTAGAGAAAAATCAAACGTAGGCATAATAACATATTATTTAGTTTTAGCTTTACGCATAGCATTTTTAGCTATAGCAGCCATATTAAACTTAGCTTCACGCTTAGCAGTTTTACTATTAACACCGCTATCTTCGTCATCAAAAGTTTCCTTAGGAGTAACTTTATTGCGAAGTTTAGTTGTAAATATTACAAAATAACCATGAACTTTTTGCAAATAATCAATTTTACCCCAAGAACCATTACCAACATCAGTACTATTTTTAACAACTTCAATAGTCATATTTACAGGATTAATCTGAATACTACTTTTCTTAGAAAGAGAACGAATAACACTTGCTTCATCATAATGTTTTCTTGCCATAATTTTACACAATTTATTATATTTAACAATATGTTTATTTGCCGTATTAGTAGCAATAGCAATATAGGCTTCGGCTTCGCCTACGCCGTTTTGTTTAATTCCCTGTAGAGGAATAGCATTATACATTCACTGAATGTCTTTGAACATATTCAAGAGTACCATGATAACCACGAGCACGAAGTTCTTCAATTAGCTCACGAGGAGTAAACTTAGCTAATTCTGAATTACCACTACAAGATTTTGCTTTATAAGCTTTGCAAACGGCTCTATAACCATCTTTTGAACGACCATGCTTATTAAAAGCAGTAACAGGAAGTTCATTACCACAACAAGAACAAACTTTTGTGGAAACATGCTTTTCTTCACACATAACTTTTACAATTTAATTAATATAAATAATCTTTTAATCTCTCAAATATTTATAATAATTTATAGTATGAGTAAATATATAATTTTTAATTATTATCGTTTAATTTGAAGCTAAAAACAGCTTATAAATATAAATGCTGAATAAGTTCATTATCAAATAATATAAAATATAATACAAAGCTAATAATAACTATTATAGAGCATTTTAATAGTATAATAACGCTTAATAATATCGGAGTATATTAGTTTAGTAGTATTAATAGAAATATAAACTCCACAAGCAATAACACTAATAAGAGTATTAGCATAATTAGCTTGTGGAGCAGAACCATGTTTGAATGAAAATTATAATCGTTATCACAACGATTGTTCAGCTAAACATAAATAGCAGTTGCTTATTGAGGATTCGAACCTCAACTAACAGAACCAAAGTCTGTTGTGCTACCATTACACCAATAAGCATTAACAGAAAGAGAGAAACAATATAAATACATAGTATTATTATTAAATTCTCTCTTCCTAATTTATTACTTACTCTTCTCACGAAGACGAGCAATAAGTTCTTCTTTTGAAAGTTTAGTTAAATCTTCATCTTCTTTTTTAGGATGTGCCATTTCGTCTTTCAAATTATTAATATTATTTTGAATAGAAAATAAAATGTCCCAAAGTTTAATACGAGCAATTTTAATCATATTAAAATAACTGTTCGCTTCTTCTTGCGTTAAAGTATTCATATCTTCAGCATCAACTATAGAAGCATCAAGCATGATAACTGCTAAACTCTTAATCTTTTCTTGAATATCCATATTTGGATTATCATTTATTTCATCAAGAGATTTTTTAGTATTAGCAATCATTTCTTTAAATTTCTTAGCACGAAGTTTATTAGCTATTTTAGAAGTATCAAGTTTAATAACTTCTACATCAGCACCAAAAACATCAGCAAGCATTTCTGCAAAATCTTTTATACAATCGTCAGCTTTATTCATTTTATTATAACTTTTAATTTATAGTCCATACAATTCAGCAGCTTCATCATCAGAATCATCTTCAACTTCAGGTTCCCATCCAACATCGTCAAAATCTTTGTCAAATGTTTCACCATGAATATCTATAGAATCATCTCCATATATATAATCAAGATTATCTTCCATATATTTAAGAGTTTAATGAACCGTAGAGAAAGAACGATTAGCAATTTGATGCATCATACATTCTCCCTCTACGGGGAATTAGATTTAGATATTATTCTTCATCAACTTCATTACCATTACCTTGATACTGTTCATTAAGAGTAGCAATATTATCAACTTCTTCTTTGTCAACAGCTTTAGCAATACCAACGCTCATTTCTTTCTTACAGAAAGCATCAATAGTTCTTTGTGCAGAAGCACTAAAACTAATAAATGCAGCAACAAGAGCATTAAGGAAGAAAGGCTCATTGTAAGAATACTCGCGCATAAGACCATTAGCCTTAACAGCAAACTTATTCCATTTAAAAGAAACATAACGTTTATCACCACGAATTTCACCTTTTTGAAGAAGATAATTCAGAATACCAAGAGCGGTAAAACGACGAATTTCAGCATTGTTCTTAATTAAAAGAGCAATTTGAACTACGTGTTCAGGAAAGTTAGAAACAACAAGTGGAAGACCATCTTTCTTCTTTTTTTCCTTAATAGGTTTAACAACAGAATTAGCTTCTTTAGGAGTAGAAGCTGGAATAGTGCATGCACATGTTTTACTTTGTGCTTCTTCAGCAACAATAGTTCCTACTTTTGTTTCTTCAACAACAGCTTTAGCATTAGCCGCTTTCTTTGCTGCATATTTACTAACAGGAGCAGCACCTGTTTTTTCAACCTTTGTCATGACTTTAAGATTTTAATTATTAGTATTAAGTTAAATATTAATAGTATCATTAAGATGACCTATTATGCCTACAAATATATATTATTATTCACAGCACACCAAATAATTCAATTATTATTTTTATCTATTGCTACTATTTATTGATTAACTTAATGATAAACATCAGTATCATAATTTAGCAGTATAAATAAATATAACATTAAATGCAGAAGTATGCAGAGAATAATGAATATTCATAGAAAGATTATCAATAAAAACAGCATTACCAATGTAAATATATTGCTATTAATGTAGCTATTACTGCAATTATCCATACAATATATATTATTGTTCCTGCTGTTGCAAATGATATAAATGAAGCAAATAAAGCTGTTATTATTATTATTATAAGACAGCTTATTATTGTAAAGAAGCAAATGCTTGAAATCTTGCTTTTATTTATTTTCATAGTATTTATTTTCATTTAATTAATCAACTAATTCGATTTTGTAGAACAAATGATGATAAAATAATTTATAAGGATACAGTTTTAACATAGCATTCTGAAAATGCTCTAAATCTTCATTCTCTTTAGAGAAACAAATATAGTTAAAATTATCCTCGTGACGGAAGATATGACAAATGTATTGCATAGTGAGAAATTTATAGAGTTAAAATGAATAATGAAATTGATGATATTAAAGTTATATTATGTTCTATATAATAGTCTGGTAAAAAGAGATATTATTATAGAAATAATATAATTGAGAAATAAGGAGGTAATGGTACTGTTATATTATATTCTATATAATGGGGAATATGATAGAAATAGTGATAGAGATAATTATAGAGATAATAATAGAAATAATAATAGAAATAAATAGCAGTAATGAATAAGTTTGATTAGGGAGAAGAGAGAGGAGAAAATGAAGGTGAAGTTAGGAATGATAATCCTGTTCCTCCTGCTTCTCCTCTTGTTCCTAATCATCCTGCTAATTCTATTGCTAATCCTATTGCTCTTCCTACTCAATCATAAGACAGTATCCATCTTCAATCGCTCCAGCTTTATCAATCCACATAAAATCCTTAATATCAACAGGCTTTAAAGCCATAGATTTATCTCCAATTCCTCTCTTTTTATTACTCTTTTTATAAATAGCATTAGCAGTCTTAATATATTCGTTAGCTTCATCTATACGAGCTTTAATATTTGCTTTAGCGTGCTTAACCGCATTCGCAATAGAAGCAAGATTTCTATAGATAAATACATATCTAACAGTATAAGACTGACCTCTAAGTTTATAATAGAGAGTATCAGCACGAGCAAGATTATAATAATTGTTTGCAATAGAACTAATAAGTTCATCTTTGGTACAATCAACAAAACCAATTTGTTCAGAACGCTGAACATTGCCAATACTATTGACAATTTCTTTTCTAATTTCAAACATAGTAGTAATATTATTAGTATGTTAAACAATATGTAGAATTGAAGAAAGACAAGAACACTTAATTATAACGCGAATCACTTGTTCCCCTCCAATCCAAACTTTTATAAGTTATGTACCTTGAGGCAAGGTTTTATAAGTTATGTTAGCTGAGGTTTGGTGATGAACACGAGACCGAGTGCCAACCCGAAGGTCAGCACGAGGTCTGTGATTGGCTTATGGTATAAGGCGGACCTTATAGGCATCTTCGCCGACTTCGCCAAACTGAAGTCGAACAACATGATGGAAGATACGGTCTTCATCAAATGTATTAGCTTCAGAATCGTCATCCATAGAAGAGAACGGATTACGATAAGGCGTGTTAGCAGGAACGAATTGGCAGATAACGTCCATGATGCCACCTGCATAGAGAGTATTGGCAATATTGGCTTTGCCAGTAATCTCACGTTCATCAGCACCAGCAAGAACAGCTGTCATATTGGCGACAGAATCGGCAAAGATAGCACTTTTGGCAGATTCTTTCATAGCGCCGGAAACAGCATAAGCAGACGTAAAGATATTATTGCTACCACCAAGCTTTTTGGTAGGCATACCAAAAGCGTCAAGGTTAGCTTCATCCACGACCATGCCAGGAATGCGTTCCTTAACAACAAATGTAAGTCGAGTAACGACTCTACCTGTATCTTTGGCAAGGCGAGCAAACGCTTTAACATTCTTGATGTGAATATTATTCACACGACGGAAATGTTTAGCATCTGCAAGACATTCACGAACAATGTCATCGCGAGTCTTGCCAGACTCAACATCATTCATGATTATCTCCCAAGAGAAACCGTCATCAATATTATCAGAATCGTCAGGATTCTGAATATTGTTGAAATTCTCATCGAGAAGAGGACCACCAGCCTTAAGATTGGCATCTTTAGCAGCATCACCTGCATTACCTGATTTCTTAGCACGTGTTGTCATAACGAAAAATAGCTCGAATAGCTGTCCTTTCAGCTTTGTTAGTGAATGCACCTCCGAGCGCAATGCAAAGTTTTATAAGTTATGTATGTTTAGGTAAGGTGAATAACATAAGCTATTGCTGCAATAGCAATAGCTGTATTAGTCACCATTTTACAACGATGTAGAACATTGTCCATAAGAAATAAATAATAATAAGTATTAGGAATATAATTCCTAATACTTTATCCCAGTTTATCTTTAACTTATTCATAATTATAATAATTTGCATAAGTATCACCGCTACGAATTGTATCCATAATGTCATCATCAATCTGTTCTTCAAGCTCTTGTATATACATATAAGCAATATCAGAGCTGGCTATAAGATGATGAGAACCCCACATCAAGATGATGTTCAGTACAACTGAGAACACTACAAACAATGTCTTCACTGATGTCAACTCATCAAAATGAGTATCAATCCAAGAATCAATCTTATTCATATTAATAACTATTTTTGTTTAGCAATGTTTATAAAGTTATGTATTGTTAGGTGTAGAACTATTTTTATACTGCTCGAAAATCATTTTCAGCAATAACTTGACGGGGGTATTCAAGACGCACTTCGACCCTCGGGGGTTTCATAGTAATACCTTCGCCCTCTCATTAATATACATAATTTATAATATACCCTTTATCTCTCTTTTTATCTCCATTTTAATTTCTTTTATTATCTTTTCCTTTATCTTTTCTTTAAACTTCTACAAAATAAAAAGGAGAAACTTATTCAGCTTCTCCCTCAACTTCTCTTTTAGCACAATCCTTACAAATAGTAATTATTTTACCATTATTAATTCTAACTCGTCCACTATCTTCACGAAGTTCTTTTAAACTTGGTTTATAATGAAAATAATGATTTATAACTTGACCGCATTTATCACAATCAACTTCATATATTTTAGTAATAGCCATATCTCACCACTTTTCAGGAAACGTAAGAACAAAAGGAACATTAATAGCATTATCCTTTTTAGAAAATATCTCAGCAATTATATTATTAAAGTCTTCTACAGTAAAAGTATCTTTAATAGCAGGAACATTAACAGGATGTTTAATAAGTTCAGGCATACCTTTACCAGGACGAATAGGTTCAATCGATTTAGGTGAAACACAAGAACCTTTTTCTTTATTAGCAGGTTTATCAAACCATTTTACTTCTTTAATAATAATAGTATTATTATTAATTTTATAAACTTTACGTTTAGACATAGTTTTATGTTATTTAGTTAGACCATTAACAAAATTAATAAAAACTTTATCATTTATCTTATATTGATTTTTATAATAATTATAAGGTTCAATAATTTTATTATCTATAAGTTCAGCAATAGCAGAATCTACAGATTTTTTATTACTACCATATTTTATAATAATATCATGTTTATCAATAAAAACTCTACGACTATCAATATCATAATAAGCCATAATATGATAAAGCATACGATAAGTAAAAAGATGCTTAAAATTATATTTAATAATAAGTTGAGGATTAATAGTACATTTATTATTCATATCTACATGTTTATTATCATTATTATCACAAATATAAAATAAAAATTGAAATATTCTTGTATTCTAAACAATTTTTGTTATATTAGTGTGCAAAATTTGTTGTTATGAATATAGTTATTGATAATCGTATTAATGCTGCTATGTATGTAGATAAAGCTAATAATCATGTTGCTAATAGTGATGAGATTATTAGATTTATACTTACAGATAATGTTTCTAATATAGATAAGTATATTGGTATTATAGCTGGCGTATATAATCTTGGAGAAGCTGAAGCTGCTGTTCTTAAATATGTTATAATTAATGATAATACTGCTCTTAGTGGAGAAGTTTGTATTGCTGTTGCAGAAGTCATTAATAAAAGTACTGCTACTGTTGCAAGAGCTATTAATACTCTTAGAAATAAGAAACTTATTTATGGTGATGGTGCTAAAGCACTTCGTCCTTCTATTGCTATTGCTGCTGATATAAAAGCTATTGCTAAAGCTAAATTTTTTGTTATAGAAGTTAATCCAGAAGTTACTTCGCCTAAGATAGAATTATAAGTCATGCCTAATATAGTATTATATATAATAATATTATTAGTAGTATATAATATAATATATAATATATATTATTACATAATATATATTCTATTATATACTACTTATCACGCGTGTGTACATACGTGTGTACGTGCATATACGCGTATGCGTATGTGTGCGTATATACGTATGTGCGTATGATAGGGCAGTATATGTTATAGTACTACTGAAACTTATAATGTATTTGATGCTTATAATAAGTGTTATTATCTTAATGCTGTTATTAATTATAAAACAGTTTTTTATTATGAATGAAGTTGAGTTTCTTAAAGTAGGTGGAGCTGGAACTGACAATCCACCTTGTGATATTTCTTTTAATCCTGCCAATATTGCAGGTAGTGCTGTTGGAGTTTATATTACTCCGCCCGTAGAGGGAGAATTGTTATAACATCTTATTTTTATTAATGTTTTATTTATTAATTAAATTATGATTGAAATTAAAAGTGAAAAGATGTCTTATGGAATTAATTTTCCTACATCTATAAAAGAGCTTACTCCTGAAGTTTTAAATGTTATTACTGATGGAGTTCGTCTACCTAAACATTATTGTATTATTGCTCTTGCATTTGATACAAAAATTTTTGAGTTTTGTACTGCTATGAATAGTAATCGCAATACTAATGTTGCTGTTACTCCTATTCTTGCAAAAATATCTCAAGAAGATTCTGAAGAAATAAATGCTTCTGTTGGTGATAAAATTATTATTGATAGAAGTTCTCTTGAACGAGGAATTCATCTTAATCTTAAAACCGCTATTAGCTCTAATTCTGCTCGTAATTATTTTAATAGCGACCCAGATTTAACTAAAGCTATTATAACTAAGAATGATAATAAGATTATTATTGATAAGGTTGCTAATCGTAAACTTACTGCTGCTCAATCTCAAAATATTATTATATTGGAATTTAAGATTTGTCCGATAAATGATATTGCTGCTGCTATTCCTATGGATTATCAAGCTGTAGACCCATTCTTAGTTAGAGATGAAACTTTGAATTAATATAAAGAAAATGCAGATGTAATAGTGATAGTTTGATGTTCTTCTTCTACGGGGGAGGAGTTATGGTCGGCGAAGCCGTAGGCGTAGCCATTATTGCTATTCCTGTTTTTATTGTAAATTATAATATGGAAGATATTACTAATGAACAATTAAATGAAGCTGATGTTGAATATGTTATTGTTTCTAAAAACAAAAATGATATTCTTAATGAGCTTGATTTTGAAAATGAAGAAGAACGTCTTCTTTGTGATTCTATTATAAGTAATCTTGAAAAGACAGCTTCTGATACTATTCGTAATATGAAAATTGCTCAAATTCCATTTATTGGTTGCGTTCGTATTAATCCTGTTAAACGCAAACTTCGTGATGCTAAATTACATCTTCGAGCTGTTAGAAAAAGTCTAACTAAAGAACAATATAAAGAGCATGTTCGTAGTTATGTAATAGACTTAAAAGAAAAACAAAAAGAAGAAGATAGAATTAAATTAGCTTTTATTCGTATTAGACGTAATAATAAAAAGAAGTATGAACAATTGTTTAAAAAATGTGGCAAAGCTTATGCTGAATTATTTATTATGTCTATATATTGGCTTAAAGAAGTACGTTTTGACTCGGAATGGGAAGAACATTATCAATCTCTTAAAGATTAATTTATAATATGGCTGCTAATGTTATTATAGAAAAAATGCTTACTATTGATGAAACAGGTATGCCTAAAGCTCCTACTATTCGTCAACTTCAAGATAAAGATGTTGCTTTACTTTGGCAACGTGATACTACAAAAGATAAACGAAATTATATTGCCGAAGCTGGTGTAATTTATTATCTTGGTGACCCTAAAAGTCCTGCTAAACAACAAGGACTTAGTGATGCTGAAAGTCTTAAAATGGCTATTGACAATTTTAATCTTCCAAAAGATTATACTCCTGATAGTCTTGTTAAAAAACTTATAGATAAATATTATATTCAAAATATTACTGAAGCTGGAGTTGCTCTTGAAGCTTTACAAAAATCTATACATCTTGTTTCTATTGCTGCTGTTCGTATTAATGAACAACTTAATAGAAAACTTAGTGGAGCATTAGCCGATGAAGATATTACTCCTATTCTTACTATGATGGATGCTGTCAGCAAACGTATTACCGAAATTCCTGCACTTACTAAAGCTCTTGGTACTGCTTACGAAAATCTTCGTAATGAAGAAGAAGAGCAACTTGCTCGTGGAGGTAAACAGATTCTTTCAAGTATGGACGCTGATGAAGATTAAATTTATAAAGATATGAAAGTTCAATATCCTATTGTAAGAAATATTACAGTCGATGAAGATGTTAGATTTGACATTGATTATTGCACTGGTGAAATTGTTGGATTTATTCAAGGAGATGGAAAAACTCCTGATAAATTTATGATTTGTGATGATAAAAGTGGCGCTTTTATTAAAGTAAATGTTGGTGAATGTTATAAAGTTGATTAAGTTATGCCTTATATAAATTTTTCAACTAATCAGGCTACTAAGCATATTTATGCTAAACGTGAAGATTATGCTGAATTAAAAGATATTCCTAAAGAATATGGTAACATAATTAAAACTAAATATAAAAATTATTATGTAACTGATAAAGGTATTGTTATTAGTTATAACGTTCAAACTGGCAAATATATTATTCTTAAACAAAGTTCTACTAAAGAAGGATATAAACATGTTATATTAATAGCTAACAGAAAGAGATGTAGTATTAGTGTTCATAGACTTGTTTTACTTTCTTTTAAACCTATCAAAGATTCTTGCAAATATCAAGTTAATCATATTGATGAAAATAAAGAAAATAACAATCTTGAAAATTTAGAATGGACAACTCCTCAATATAATACTGAATATAGTCAAGGTAAACAAGTCGCTTGTTATAAATATCCATCTATGGAATATGTTGATACTTTTAAGTCTACTCATAGTGCTGCAAGACATTTAAAACTTCTTCAAGGAGAAATTATAAATGTTCTAAGTAAACGTCGTAATCAAAAACATACTAAAGGTTATACTTTCAAATATGTACAATATTAATCCTATATATAATGATATAAGGCTTTATTTTGATGAGCCTACTCATAAATATACTGATAATTTTAAAAATGAGTATATTTCTACTACTACTTTTCTGCACAATTATAAGCCTGAATTTGATAAGAATTATTGGTTAAAGAAAAAGGCTAAAGAACTTGGTATTTCTGAAGCTCGTCTTGCTAAGCAATGGCAAGATATAACTGATGAGGCTTGTGCTCGTGGAACGAAAACTCATAATGGTCTTGAAGATGGTATTAAAACTACTTCTATGTTCTATAATGCAGTACAGCATATACCGCGAGAAGATAATAGTATGACAACTGTTGCCGATATTAATACTATTGATAGATACATTAAACCGGTTGTTCTTAATGATTTTATTGATATTACTGAAAACAAATATCCTAAGATTTATGAGATATTTGATTATTATATTAAAAATGGATATAAAATATATTCCGAAATAGGTGCTTTTCTTCCTAATTTACTTATTAGTGGTACTATTGATATACTTATACTTCGTGAAGATAGATATATAATAGGTGATTGGAAGACTAATAGAGGTGGTCTTAAATTTGAGTCTGGATACTATAAAAAAGATAAAACTCAAAAGCCTCATCAATTAACTGATAAATGGGTTACTAAGAATGATACTTTACTTCCTCCTGTAAATCATCTTCCTGATTGTAATGGAAGTATTTATAATCTTCAATTATCTGTTTATGCTTTTATGGTAGAAACTATTCTTGGAATACCTAATGCTGGCCTTTGGCTTTGTCATATTGATTCAGATTTTGTTCTTAACGAATACGGTATGCCTAAAAGATTTCCTGACGGTCTTTATCATATTAAGAAGAATCCTGTTGAGAAAGTTACTCTTCATAAAATGAAATATCTAAAGAAAGAAGTTATGAGTATTCTTTCTGATAGACAAAAAGTTATCGCTGCTGCTCGTATTCAAAATAAAACTTTATTTGATTAAATTATGAAAAAATATGCGTATATAATTATTGGAATTATATTGATTATTATTGCAGGATGTTTAATTTCTTGTAATAATAATTCTGTTCCTCCTGTTGAAAAGATTGTATATGTTCCTGTTAAAGATACTATCTCAGAAAAATCTAATATTTCTCGTATAATTGAACTTGAACATAAATGTAATATTCTTCAAGATAGTCTTAATATTGTTCGAGATAGTCTTGGGGAAGATTTGTTTATAGCTAAATATAAACTTGGCCGAATTAAGTATTATGTTGATATTGCTGCTAAAGGTAATAATATTAAATATCTTAGAGGTTGGATTAATAGAGTTTTAAATGATTAAAATATAAATGTTATGAAAGAAAAGAAAATATTTATTGGTACTCATAATAGTATGAGTTATCTTAAACCGAGCAAATGGTATATGAAACCATTTGCATTTATGGCTAAATGTCAAGAAGAAGATATATTTATGCAACTTCTTAGATATGATATTGTAGATTTAAGAATTGCTCTTGACAAAGATGGATGTTGGAGATTTAGACATGGACTTATAGAATATGTAAAAGAAGATTTGTTTAAAATATTAAGTCTAATAAATGCAGCTTATCCTGGTAAAGTTGTTAGACTAATGCTTGAATATACTACAAAGCAAAATAGAGAATATTCTATAGAAAGATTTAAAAGACTTTGTGCTATTATTGAACAAGATTATCCAGAAATAGTATTTATAGGAGGAAAAGATAAAAAAACTTATAAAACTATTTATATTTTTAAACACGGCATTGATGTAATTCTTAATCAATTTGTAAGTTCTGTTAGAGCTGATGCCAAATGGTATGAACAACTATTCCCTAAACTTTATGCTAAACGTATGAATAGATATAATTATGAAATTGTTACCGAGGGATATAATTTATTTGATTTTCCAAAATATAGATAATATATGGCTAATTTCGATAAAGAATTTGATAAACTTATTTTAGCTGAAGGAGGCTATGTGGATGATCCTGATGATGCTGGAGGTGAAACTTATCTTGGAATTAGTCGTAAAAATAATCCAAGATGGACAGGATGGAAAATTATTGATGAAGAAAAAAAGAAAGGTCTTAATAATATAACTGCTCGTCTTAAAAAAGATAAAGCTCTTACTAATAGCGCTAAACTTCTTTATAAACAAAATTATTGGGATGTTCTTGAACTTGATGATATTCCAAGTCAAGATGTAGCTCATCAATTGTTTGATACTTGTGTTAATTGTGGTAAAATAACTGCTATTAGAATTGCTCAACAAATTCTTATGATGACTATTACTGGTAAATGGAGTGACGAACTTAAATATAATCTTATGCAATATGGAAAAAATAAATAAGATATGTATAATGTTAATTGTAGCAATTGTTGTCTTTTCTATTGGTGTCGAAGTAGGACGTCGTATGACCCAAAATCATGTCAATACTCAAGAAGTTCTTATTGATACTACATATAATAAAATTATTCTTGATTCTATTGAATATAATATTATTAAAAAAAATTCTGTTATTTATAATATTAAACAAGAAATGAAAGATGAAGTTACTAAAAGTTTTGAGCTTAGTGATAGTGCTGCTGTTAAGCTGTTTAAAAAGCTATGCACAGCACCTTAATGATAGTGTTCCCTCTACGGGCGGAGTGCTAAAATCAGATACTACTGTAACGATTAATATTGACTATATTCGTCTCGCTAATGTTAAGATGATTGAACGTAGTCATTTACTTCGTATTACTAATGAACAAGATTCTATTATTATTATGAAAGATAAATATATTAATGAACAACAGAAAGTTATTACTGATTTTCAAAAACGAGTTGATTCTGCTAATAAACTTAACGAAGCTATTAAGAAAGACTTAGAAAAACAAAAGGCTAAAAATAAGATTATTGGATATGGTGCAGGAGCTGCTGTTATTGGTCTTATAATTGGTCTTATAGCTAAATAAGATATTATGGAAAACTATCCTTTTCTTGATTTTATTAATGAAGACAAGTCACGTTATCAACATGCCAAAGATGTAGGTTATATTGATGATGATGACTTGTTTCTTATCGGCGATAGTGGTGGTTTTCTTATGAATATTCGTCCTGGATGGAAGTTTGTTAATACTGAACTCTTTTATGAACAAGCTAATTATTTTAAAGCTCATAAAGGACAATATACTTCTTATAAAGTTGATTCTATTCCTCATCGTCAATTTAGACGTAGAGAACAACATAGACGGAAGTATGGTTTTACTGCTCCTTGTTTAATGGACGATAAAGGAACTATTCATAATGTTCGCATTACTGGCAGTCATTATAATTTTCTTAATTATATTCGTATGGAGCAGTTGGATGAAAAAACTATTCAACATGGTAATACGAATACTGCTAAAAAGCATTATGATTTTCCTAAGTTCTTTGATAGTCAGTTTTGGGTTTTTCATATAATTGAATTTGCTGAAAAGAATGGTTTTCATCTTCTTATAGATAAAACTCGTCGTGGTGGTTTCTCTTATATGATGGCTGCCGATAGCGCTAATACAGTTAATGTTTATTCTCGTAAGGTAGTTATTCATGTTGCTGTTGATAAAAAGTATTTGACTCAAACAGGCGGACTTACCGATTTTGCTGTTAATGACCTTAAATTTTATGAAGAAAATACTCCTTTTGTTCGAGGTATTCTATCTACTGTAAAATCTGATTTTCGTCTTGGTTATAAACTTCCTAATGGTATGGAAGCTGATAAGTCTTGGCGTTCTGCTCTTATCAGTGTATCTGCTGCTAATAATCCTGATTGTGCTATCGGTAAAGATGCTGTTAAAGTTAAAGTAGAAGAAGTTTCTACTATGGATAATTTTGATGAATTTATGAATGTTACCGAACCTGCTATGCGTACTGGTGCTTATACTACTGGTGTGCTTTGTGCATGGGGTACTGCTACTTCTGGAAATATGCAAACCTTTGAACAGAATTTTTATGATGTTAAAGGTTTTAATTTTATGGCTTTTGAAAATGTTTGGGATAGAGATTGCCGTAACGAAACTTGTGGTTTCTTTAAACCTTATTGTTGGGGTTTGCAAGGTGAGATTGATGGAGTTCCTGGAGTAGATAAAGACGGTAATAGTAACTTAGCTGTTGGTCTTGAAATATCTCGTCGTGAGCGTCTTAAAAAGAAAGAAAGCGTTAAGAAGTATTCTGATTATATTAATTATCTTGGACAGTATGCTAATTTTCCTGCCGAATCTTTTAGTAGTGCTTCTGAAAATATATTTAGTTCAGAAGAACTTACTGCTTGGGAAGATAGACTTAGAGTAGATTCTGATTTACATTTTTATGTAGATGGAATGCTTGAACTTGATGATACAAATAAAGTTGTATTCAAAACTAATGCTCGTCTTCATTCTGAAGGTAAAAAAACTTATGATTATATATTAGGTGTTCCTCGTAGAGGACATGAAGACCCTCATGGTTGCATTAGACGTTGGTTTGCTCCTGAATATGAAGAATATTCTCTTTCTGATGGTAAAATTGGTAAACGTATTCCTAAAGGTCTTTATAGTATTAATTATGACCCTGTTGGTGTTAATAAAGATAAAGATGAGGTGACTAATAAGCATTCTCATAATAGTATTATGGTTTGGATGAATCCTCATTATCTTAATGGTTTTAAACAAAAACTTGTTTGTACTTATTATGGTCGTCCTGATACTCTTGAAGAAGCTGATAGAATTTGTTATCTTTTAGCAAGATATTATAATTGTATTGGTACTACTAATGTCGAAGTCAATCGTGGTGAAACTGTTTCTAATTTTCGTAAATGGAATGCTCTTCAATATCTTGCTTGTGAACCTCTTTATGTTTGGGATGCTTCATTTAAAGGTAAAGTAAATTCTACTTATGGATTTAATATTAGTGGAGAACAACATAAACTTGATTGTGTTCGATTAACAAAAGAATTTCTTTATGAAGAGATTGGTAAAGATGAACATGGAAATCCTATTAGGAACTTTCATCGAATTTATGATTATCAAACTATTCTTGAACTAAAGAAATGGAGTACTAAAGGTAATTATGACCGTGTGTCTTCTATGATTCTTCGTGGTATTGAATGGAAAGGATTTAATATTCTTGCTGGAGATGAACTTGAACATCGTAAAGATTTAACTCCTGCTAATATTGACGAAAATGATATTCTTAGTAGAGAGTGGTATTAATAATTAAATAACTAATTTTATGCGTGGTGAATTTCAACTTTTTGATTTTCCTCTTCAAAGAGTTCCTAATTCTAAGAAGAAAGACCCTCAATGGTACAGCTCGTGCTGCGACTGGATAATAGCTCAAGGTCAAGGAAATCGTGAAGTATCTGAACTTGAAGTTAAATATGGTATTATTCAAGGTAAGATACCTGATTCTTTTTATAAAAAAATACTTAATCCTTATAATGCTACACAGGAAAAATATAAAAGATTTCCTGCTACTATGCGTAACTATGATTTAATGAAAGGAATTATTCGTAGATATGTTAGTGAGTATATTAAAAATCCTCATGATTTTATTGTTGGTGCTAATAATCCAGAAGTAGTTCTTGCTCGAAATGCTAAACTTCGTCAAGAATTACAAGTTATTGTTCAACAGAAAATAGCTGCTCGTATTCAACAAAGTTATCAAGAATGGATTAATGGAGGAAATGACCCTCAACAATTTAATCCTCAAACAGCTATTGATATTGAAGCTTTTATTAAAGAATTTAATGAGAATTATATTGATGATATATCTGCTCAAGGACAATCTATTCTTAATGTTATAAAAGATATTACTGAAGATACATTACTTTATGCTCGTGCATATTTTGATTTTGTTTCTTTTGGAGAATGTTATACTTATACAGATGTTATAGGAAATAAACTTATAAAAAGAGTTGTTTCTCCTCGTGATGCTTTTCCTATAAATAATGATAATATATTTCGTGAAGATGATGATATGTTTTGTGAACGTCGTAAAATGACATATCAACAAATTATAGATGAATTTGATGAATATCTTGATGATAAACAAAGAGAGTTTCTTGATACTTATTATGCTAAACGTTCTGCAAATACTCCTACTGAACTGGCTTTTAGTGTTTATGAAAGTTATTTTCCTGATATTTGTAAAAAGTATTCTAAAGAAGATAGAGAACTTTTTAAGAATAATCCTAATATGATGAGAGATACTAATAGCGATTTATATGATGTTTGGCATGTAGTTTGGCGAGGAGAAGTAAGACGTGCTTTAGTTACTTATGTAAATGAAGTTGGTCTTATGGATACTCGTATAGAAGATGACGAATATGAACTAAATCCTCTTGCTGGAGATATTTCTATTGAGTATATTTATGAACCGCAAGTTTATGAATGTACTCGTATTGGTACTCGTAACGATGCTATATATCCTTATGGAGCAAGAGCTATTGCTTTTAATCGTAAAGGTAAATTGCCTTATAATGGTATTAATGAGCTTCTTCCTGGTTTTGGCAAATTTAGTATTATAGATATAGTAACTCCTTATCAAGTATTTTATAATATAGTTTCTTATCATAGAGAAATGGTTCTTGCTAAGAATAAACTTAACGTTCTTATGATTGCTAAATCTCTTCTTGGAAAAGTTCCTGAAGAAACTATTTATAGAATGATTGCTGATGGTGTACTTTATATTGATGATACTAATGACCAAGGTATGCTTCGTGCTCAACAAGTTCGTATGCTTCAAACTAATATTGGAGATTATATTACACAACTTGGGAATCTTCTTGCTGAAATTAGACAGTCAGCTAATGAACAAGTTGATATGACTCCTCAACGTTATGGTGAAATTGCAAATAGTGCTGGTAAAGGTGTTACAGAAGAAGCTGTTGTAAGAGGTTCTATGGGTACAGTTATTATAGAATTTATGATGGACTGTATGCGTGAACGAGATTATAATAGAGATTTGGATTATACTAAACTTGCTTGGATTGATGGTCTTGATACTTCTTATAGAGACGTTGATGGAAGTCTTAAATATATCAGTCTTGATGTTGATTCTCATATTTATGCAGACTATATTATTAAAGCTAAAAATTCTGTTAAAGAACAAGACAAACTTCGTCAGCTTCAACAATATGCTTTTAGTGCTGCACAAAATGGAGATAATATGATGGCTATTGCTGCAATTGAGGGAGACAATGTTGCTACTATTACCAAACTTATTAAGAAATATCAGCAGCAAAAAGATGCTCATGAAGAGCAACTTAAACAACTTGAACAACAGACTGAACAAATGAAGCAAGAATTTGAACTTCAAAAGATTCAAGCTAAAGGTGAAGAAGACCGTAAAACTAAAGAACTTGAAGGTTATCTTGACCAACAAATTGAACTTATTCGTGCTGATGCTAATATGATTAGTTATAACGCAGAAGTTGGAGATGAAAATAAAGAAGCTGGTCTTAATAGACTTGATGCAGCTCGTATAAGAGTTGAACAAGAAAAAATCAATATTGAAAGACAACGTAATATACTTGATACTTTTAATAAAGAAAGAGATAGACAAGTTAAAATGCACGATATTGATACTAAACTTAAAATTGCTAAACAGAATAAAAATCGTTATGATTTTAAGTCTGGAAGTAAGTCTAAGAAGTAAGATTTTGATATTGCTGATAAATATTAGCCCTGTTCTGACTGATGTTAGGATAGGGCTAAATTATTGTTTATAATAGCTGATTATAACTCTATATTGTAACGAATTTATTGAGATTATAGTTAGTATGGGTATGAAAATAAAAACTCCTCTACGGGCAAGGAAATAAAGCATTTCCTATTAATATTAGCCGAGCAGTATATATAATCATATTAGAGTTATTATCAATAATTGTCTTTCTTTTGCTTATTATTATATTAATACCAAAGATTATTATTATAATTGTATTGATGTTAAACTTATAAATAAATATCATTATGGATTTAGATTTGGGTTATGAACAGAACAATAACGGTGGTGGTACTGGTTCTGGAAATGGAAATGACGGCAATGGTAAAGTTACTAATCTTAATACGGGTAATATTGACCATGACCCCAATGGTGTACCTGCTGAAGATTTAGATGGTGGTAACGATACTGGTAATAAAGACAATAATAAACCTGCTGATGTAAACAAAAATAAAGATGGCGATGGAAAAGATGGCGATGGAAAAGATGGCGTTACTGAAGAGCCTCTTCAAGCTGGAACTTCTATCGAAGTCGGGGATGAAACTTATACTGTAGATGAAGTAGGAAATGTTATTGATAAAAATGGAAATATTTTTAAAGAAGCTAAAGATGTAAAAGAATGGCTTAATTCTTTTGATAAAGTAGATAATACCGAAAAAGAAGATACTATTTCTATTGATTCTATTCGTGAGGCTGTTGGTATTGAAATTACTGACGATAATGATAAGCCTATTGATTTTGAAAATTCTTCTGCTGGAATTAAAGCATATATAGATGCTATTATTGATACTGCAAAAGAAGAACATTATGAGACTGCTATAAATACTTTATATCAAAAATATCCTATTATTAATGATGTTCTTAATTACTACATCGCTAATGGTAATTCTCTTGAAGGTTTTAATGAAGTTCCCGACCGTTCTAATATTACTATTGACGATAATAATGAAACGCAACAAGAAGCTATTATCCGTACTGCTTGGAAAGAAAGAAGACAGAAAGGAGATGTTGAAAGCTATATAGCTTATCTTAAATCTTCTGGTACTTTACTTGCTACTGCTAAAGAAGAACTTGAGGCTCTACAAGAATCTGATAAACAATATCGTGATGAACTTGCAGCAGAAGCTGAAAAAAAAGAAAATGAACGTATTCAACGTCTTGAAAAATATTGGAACGGAGTTCATGATGTTATCAAAACTCGGCAAATTGCTGGTTATCAGATTCCCGACTCAATTATTATTAATAGAAATGGTCAAAAAATTTCTGTTACTCCTGAAGACTTCTTTAACTATATTTATCGTGTTGATAAAGATGGCAAGTCAGCTTATGAACGTGATTTAGAAGCTGAAACTCCTGAAAGTCGTCGTGATGATGAGATTCTTCGTGCTTATCTTAAATTTGTTGGTGGAAATTATTCTAATCTTGTTGAAATGGCTATTAATAAGGAAAAAGTTAATAAACTTAAACTTAGAGCCAAAGAACGTAATTCAAATACAGTTAGAGTTAGTAAACCAAAGACTACTGGTGCAAAAGGTGCAGATATTGATTTAGGTTATAATTAATTAAAAGTTTTATTGTATGTATAAAATGCGTATTCTTTCGCAGGGAAAATATGAAGATAGAGGATATTCTAATGAAGAGAGTATTGCATATCTTCAATTGCAAAAACCTGTGGAAATTAATGCTTTCCTTACCTATAATTATGGTATGGATGATGACCGTTTTCCGTTGTCTTTTATGACGGAAGGTCAAGGTACTTCCGGTACTGTTGATATTGCTACTGTTCAATGGACTTGGAGTACTATGGGTCGTATGAAGTTTACTGACTTTGTTACTTACTTTAATACAGCTAATACTAAGCCTGGTCTTGGTGGTGCTGAATTTGAAGTTCACTTCTCTACTCATTGGTTTATCGAACAATATGGTCTTATTGCTCCTGATGGTAAGACACAAGTTCGTGTTCAAAAAGACCTTGGTGAGTCTGCTTATGGTTATGGTTATATTCTGAAACTTACTTCTCCTAATCCTAATGCTTTTGTTGACCCTGAGATGCTTGCTAAAGGAAAGTATTGGAGTATGTCTGCTCCTACTGTTTCCGAGTCTTATTCTAAGGGTAATAGAAGTAATTCTATGGGACCTGGTAAGATGACTTCTCAACTTGAGTTCCAACGTTATTCTAAAGAAATAGCTGGTAATCTTGCTAATGTTATTACCGAATATGAATTTAAGACAAATGGAGGAGGTACTTCTAAACTTTGGATTAATGAAGAAATGCGTCAATTCCATTTGAATATGCGTGTTATGAATGAAGAACGTCTGTGGATGGCAGAGTATAATCGTAATGCTAATGGTGAAGTTCTTCTGAAAGACCGTGATAATGGTAAACCTATTCCTCATACTTCTGGTATGCTTGAAATTTGTCGTGAGTCTAATTATGATACTTATGGCGAATATCTTACTTTGAATAAGATTAAGCGTACCGTTGGCGATGTTCTCGACCGAGATACTGATACTGGCACTATGAACATTGTTCTTATGGGCGGTAAAGGTTTCTTGGAAGATTTCGATGAAGCTATGAAAATGGATGCTAAAGAAAATGGTTTCCTTACTCCTCTTGGTGATAAAGAAATTCAGGGTATGGGTGACAATCTTGAATATGGTGCTTATTTCCGTAAGTATAAAACTGTTGATGGTCATACTATTACCGCAAAGCATTGTTCTTTCTTTGATAAGGGTACTATTGCTGAAGCTGCTAAACAGAATGGTATGATTCATCCTCGTTCTGGTCTTCCTATTACTTCTCACCAAGCTGCTTTCATTGATTTCTCTTCTTATGAAGGTCATCGTAATGTACGTATGGTTCGTCAAAAGGGACAGATTTATAAAGCTAAGGTTATTGAGGGTATGACTGATATACCAGCTTGCTGGGGTCTTCCTAATACTAACCATGCTGCTACTGAAGTAGATGTTGCTCGTTATGAAGTTAAGTCTTCTCTTGGTTTGCAAGTTGATAATTCTAATAAGATGTTCTTATTGAAGTGCGTATTGTAAAATATTAAACTAATAAAATTATGAGTGATAATTCTGCTAAAGGCATAGGATTTGGCTTTAATAAAGCTGATGCCAATAAAGAGGAACAGAACCTTGATAGTAAATCCTCCCCCGTAGAGGAAACAGTTACAGGTAATACTGTTACTGCTTCTGCTGAAAATAAACAAGAAGACGTAAGTCTTGAATATACTGATATTCGTAAAGTAACTATTATGCTTGTTAAGAATTATAGTCTTTATCGTAAGGCTAATGATAAAGTTCTTCCTAAGCGTAAAGATTTTATTGGTAGCAGTGTTCATGCTTCTCGTATTCTTTCAGCAAATAAAGAAGAAGTTGATACCTATTTTCCTAATCTTATTGGTCTTTCTCCTGCTGACCCGAACTTTGTAATGCGTGTTAAGCAGTATCTTAACAATATTCGTATTCCAGTAGATGAGCTTGGTCGTTCTTTTGATATTAGTTTTCATTATTATCATAAGGAAGACTATTATCGTATTAAAGCAGAAGAAGACAAAATTGAAAGGATTTATCAAACTACTAATCGTCAAGATATAACTAAGTTGCGTGCTGCTCTTAAAGAGAAAATTACAAAACTTAATGCTCTTGAAGGTACTAAATGTAAGTTAGGTTATCCTATCAATGTTGACGATTATCTTATGTATCGTCATTGTCTTTTATATAACGATGTTGCTAAAGATGTAGCACTTATTAATAGTGATAGCAATATACGTTTCTACTTTAAAGATGACCAGAAAGAAGCTGAAAAACTTCGTAAATTCAGAATTGAAGTTAATAAAGCAAAATCTAATTATGTTGCTTGTATTGCTGATGATACTTTATTTGATGCTGTTTATACACAATTCTGTGTTGTTAATAATATGCCAGTTATTTCTTCTCTTGCTGAAAATAGAACAGATAGAGAGATTAAACTTGACAAATTTAGTACTGATGAACCTGTTAAGTTCAATAAGATTTTCAATAATAAAGATGTAAAATTGATTGCAACTATTGAGATGTTAATAGCACGTGGCGAACTTATTCGTTCTCAATATAATCAGAACATTACTTCTCCTGATGGAGATTTTATTGGAGCTAATATGGGTGAAGCAGTTGCTTGGTTTAAGAATGCAGAAAATACTTCGATTGTAAATGCTCTTATTAATAAATTAAAGAATATTTGATATGAACATTCAAGAGATGCACAATACGTTCCGTACTCTTGGTCAACAAATGGGTATGCAACTTATTAGAGGTATTCTTCCTGAAAGTATTGATGTTTATCTCAATGATGTTATTATAGAAAAGACACAACAGGAGCTTTTAAGTGGTGTTCGTACTGCTATTCAAGATAGTGTTAATACCCAAGCTTCTACTATGTCTCCAATAAATACTTTTAGGACTCTTTATAGAAGTGCTCGATATAGCATTAATACTGATGATGTAAATCCTGATACTAAAAAAGTTAGTTATTATAATGAAGCTAATGGTTTTCATATAATTAATATTCCTACTGTTGATTCTAATATTACTGTTGACGAACAAGAATATAAAATTAACCCTATGATGTTTTTCGGATTTAGTGTAGAATACGAGAATACACTTAGAGGTAATGCAGTTGCTTGTCGTCTTATTGGTTCTGATATTTTGGAAACAACTCTTCGCGATTATTGTAATGGTGCAAGTAAAGATTCTCCTATTGTAGTTCTTAATTCTGTTCCTGTTATTAAAGATGGAATTGAACAAACAGGAGTTATTTCTAATGAACAATTAGAGATTTATACTGGTGCTAAAGATTGCAAAGTTAAATTCCTTAATATTAAATATATCAAAGTTCCTAATGTTGTCAAGTTTGATAATGATTTATCTAAATGTGTAAATTGTGATTTACCTCCATACACACATTATGATATAATTGAAAGAGCAGTTATGAAATTTTTTGCTTCTATTAATGCAAATGTTGTTAATAAATCTACTCAAACAAGACAATAGTTTGTTATCGTTAAAATAATAATTATTTATATAATATGCGACAATTTCTTTTAGGCGGTAACGTAGCTTATGCTTCTGGTACCGATTTGTCAAAAGTTGCAGATGGTGCTATTGGAGTTTTTTATAACAAAGATGGTGTTCCTACTGCTTCTGCTACCGGAAAGGAATTTACAGGTGAGGCTATGCTTGTTCTTGGTCGTCCAAGCGATAAAGGTGGCCCAGTTGTTCTTCCTATTTTTAGTAATAACTTTTCTTATGTTAAGGGTGAATATAAAGCTTCAACGACTTTTTCTGCTGAAGTAACTATTCCTGCTCCTATTAAGATTGGTGATTATTCTATTATTGTTGCTCTTAAAGGAGTTAAGTTTAACGAGCGTAATAAGTGGACAGCTATGGTTCATGTAAACGATGTAACCATTAGTGCTGCTGATTTAGCTTCTAAACTTGCTACTCAAATTAACAATAATAGTGAAGGGTCTGGCGTAACTGCTGTTGCAGCTGCTGCAAAAATAACTATTACTGCTAATAAAGCTGGAGTGGATTATGAAATTCTTGGAGCTGATGGATTATTTGGTATTGATGTAACAGTATCTGCGAAAGGCATTCCTGCTTATGGTGATGCTAAATATGTTCAAGACCTTGCAGAAAAAGCTGCTGCTGATGCAGGATTTGAATATACGTATCGTGATGCTTATTACTATTTGTATCCTAATTATCCATTGAATCCTCTTGCTCAGCCAGATGCTACTGATAAAGGTTATACTATTTTCACTTTGCGTTTTGCTGAACCTCGTGATGTTAAAACTCGCGATGAAGTAGTTAATCAAATTATTCAGGTTGCATTCCCGACTGGAGCAGCTGCTATTGCAACATTTGAAACTGTTTGTAAAGGTCTTGCTGGGATAGCTACTGAGTAAATTCTTTAAGATACTTATAGTCATCGAAGTTCACTATTAATTAAAAAGAGGTTGTCGATATTGATTTTATTATTAATATTGATAGCCTCTTTTTACATTATAAATCTATGGATGTTTTAGAAGAAGCTCTTGCACAAGGTATAACTCCTGCTATTGTAGTTGCTTTATACTTGATTATTGTAAAGATTATAGATAATAAAAAAGATAAGTTTCAAGCAAAGATTAATTCTGACCTTGTTGAATCTATAACTAATATAAGTACATTTATTACTACTATTACTAAAAGTACTGTTGAAAGAGATAAAGATAAATGTAAAGCTGCAATTACTGATTCTATGAATCATTCAGCTTACAAACTTATTAAATTTGTCGTAGATACTCTTATCAACAATCATATTGATATTAATAAAGAAACTATACTTACAAACATTAAGAATATTACTAATGCTGAATATTATACTATCTATTCTACTCTATCTTTATACGAATTAAATGGAGAAAAGGTTTCTACTTATTTAAACAAAGAATGGATAGGAGAAGTAGAACAAGCTGTGATTGCAAGTATTTATAATGATAAACTTAATGTTGAAGATAAAATTCTTAGTTTTTCTAATAAGATTAATCTGAAATTTCAATCTTATATTACTTATGTTATAAATAATTCTATTAAAGGATAATGCTATGGATAATAAACTAAGACAAACTCTAATAGATGACTATAATGGTCTTCTTGCAGATATGCAGTCCGCTAATATTAAAAGACTTGAACTTGGTTTTATATCCGACGATTGTGTTCCAATGCTATTTTCAATACTTATTCATTGTATGGAAAATGTTGAAATTTTTAACGATACTCAATTTAATAATATTTCTAATTTTATTAATAAGTTAAGTTATGTCGGATAGTTATAATGAAATTTATGTCCTTGCTGATAAGGAACAAGAATCATATAAGGAGATTAATCCTGAATATGTTTATCTTACTATTCCTGCTGAGTATGTTTGTGTTTATCACAAACTTTTGACGTATATGGCTGACTTTGGTAAAACTATTGTTGATGATTGTAATGCTATATGTAAAGGCAATAGTAAAAATATTATTACTTGTTGGAATCTTTTTCAATCAGCTATTGCTTGTCGTACTCTCGGTAGAGAAAAAGAAGCTGAATTTTTTATAGATTATATTAAGAAGCAACTTGAATTTATTTATAAGGGCACAGGACAAACTGTTTATAGAAGTACTGTTCCTTTAGCTGTCACAGAAGATGGCAAACTTAAAGCAATAGTCAGTTGTGATAATGGTACTCATTTCTATGTAGATACTGAAACGGGGAAACTTTATCAGCAATATCTTGATGATAAGAATAATGGTAAAGTTTATACTATTAATGATGACGATTTGACTGTTAAAGATGCTAATGCTGATAATAATGACTGATTCCCTCTACGGGGAATTAGTCGTAAACAAAGTCGGCTGATATGTCTAAAATAGCTAATATTAGCTATGGTTTCTTTTAATGATACTATCGTGAATACTACATAAAGTCATAGCGTTAATGTTATCAGATGGTCTTATTTTAACTCAAAATAATTAATAATTTTATGAAGCCTGCTTATAAAAATCTGGGTAAAGTATGTCTTACTCCTGATGGTTATTGGAATAGACAAAAAGAATATGAACGTATTAGTATAGTTACTGATGAACTTACTGGTAGGTCTTATATTTCTAAAAAAGATGTTCCTGCTGGAGTAAGTATAAATAATCAAGAATATTGGCAGCCTGTTGGAAGTGGAGGATATAAAGATAATAATATTATCATTATTAGTGATATTGATAGTGATGGTAAAATTATTTCTTATACTTTACAAGAGGCTATTAATACTATTCATGTTGAAGATAGACGTCCTGGTCTTATTTTAGGTTTTTATGGTCGAGACTATAGATTAAATGAAGAAACTTATACTTGGTTTATGTATCAGTTTAAATCTTATACTGTTAATGATTGGGATAATATTAATTGTTGGGAAAGTATATATGATAATATAGATAAATTTAAAGGATATTATGAAACTGAAAAATTGCTTTATTATCAATATAAATTTCCCACTATAGGAGATTTTGCTTTTGTAGGTGTAGACCTTGAACATGCTGTTGTTTATACTTGTGTTGAAAATAATCAGTGGAAAAATACTCATAAACCAGCTTTAGAATATGCTAATAAATTTGATGCTATTTATTCTAAAGATGCTGGAGAATTTGAAGTTATTGAAACTGAAACTTATGCAGATAGAGCATATAAAGATGCTAAAGGTAATAATATAGAAACTACTTATGCTACTAAAGAAGAACTTAATCATCTTCTTGAAGAAATTAATAAACTTAAAACTATATAAGATATGTTTAATAATATAATTAATAAAATAGGTGTAGATAAGATATTACATTTTCTTGTAGGTGCAGTAATAACTTTTACTATTAATGTTCTTACCATTTTTCAAGAAGGTATAATTAATAATGTTAGTATAGGTTTATCTGTAATAGGAGTTATTGTTGCAACTATAGCTGCTGTACTCAAGGAATGTATAATTGATGAACAAATTGATAAAAAGGATATTATAGCCACTGTAATTGGTGCTATATTTGCTTTTATAGTTTGCGCTATAGGAGTATGGTTTTGCATATTAAGTAACTAATATGGCTAATGTTAATAAATTAAAGATTGGAACAGAAAATCCTGATGCTATTCTTTTTAATAAACCAAATAATGTTGAAAAAGAAAATCTTTTTGAATATTATAAATATGCTAATGATGCTGGCGGATATTTTGTTCATGGTTTAAGCTTACTGCCGTGGAATACTTATAGATATTGGTGGCCTTGGGATTTAAATATTTCCGGTGGTGCTCTTAAAGATGTAAATGATGGAGCACATCATTGGGGATATGTTAATAATGGAGTATGTAAAAATCTTACTTCAAGTATGACTGAAAAGTTTCCTGCTAATAATTGGAATACTGATAATTGGGGACTATCTGTTAATTTGTTTTGTGTTACTACCCCAAACTATGTTGAAAATGAAGTTGAATGGATTAAATTTCCAGAACCTATTACTATTACTTTTCTTGATAATAGATTTGATGATATTATTTGGAGTGTTAAAAATGAAGCCGATGTTACTATATCTGAAAATAAAAGAACTATTACTATAAAGAAAATTAAAGTTAATAAAAATGAGGTTTTAGTAGGACAATTTACAGATAAAACTATAGACAATATTAGGACTAAAATGCATAATATTATGGCTACTGTTTACGGTCTTACTGAAGCTTCTATGGATGGACTTCTTAGAGTTAATCCCGGTTCTATAGAATGTTGGGATATTAAAGATGATTTAGGAAATGCTATATATCATAAAGATAAGACTTATGATAATTATATTAAGAAATATGCAAAACCTGTAGTTGTTAATATTGGTACTTCAGAAGAACCTAATTATAAAGATGAAATTAGTCAAACTTCTTTTGGATTAACACCTGTCAGTATGGATAAGATTAGATGTATTCTTGATGATATAATAGATTATGATAAATATTTTCCTAAAAATAATGAAGTTGATATAACAAGTAAAACAGGAAAACATTTTACTCGTATTAATAGTAATTTTACTTCAGAATCTATAGCTGCTTATATAAGTCATATTCCGGATATAGTCCATGTTACCGAAACTAATATTAACCCTCCTGATGGACTTACTATAGCTGATAATAATTATAAAATAATTAAAAGTTGGTTTGGTTTGTTTACACATAGAGGAGAACTTAAACTTAATTTTAAAGGAGATTGTCTATTTGTATCTGTAGATAGTATTGCGAGTGGTATTGGTGTAGAAAAGGTAACTTTAAATCTTATTGGTAAAACTAATATAAGTAGTTTTCATAATGCATTTAGATATTGCTATATTGCAGAGTTTAATATAACGAGAGATGGACAAGCTATAGAAACTAATAATAAACTAAATGTTTCTGATTTTAGTGGAATGTTTGAAAGAACTACTGGTCCTCTAATATTTCCTGATGTTTTTAATTTTGTTCCACAACAGTATAATAGTACATTAGAAATTTATGCTATATCTATTGCTTGGATATGTTCTCAAAATAGAGGAATACGAGAATTTGCTCCTGGAAGTACTGCTAATATTATTTGTGATGCTATAAAACAAGCTTTTGAATATTGTGAAATTCTTAAAAAAATTGGTCCCAGTATAGATATTAGTCATATTAAAACAACAAGTATAAATTCTGATAGCGATAATATGTTATTTCATACATTTTGTAATTGTATTGAGCTTGAAGAAGTATATATAATGGGTATTAATGGAGACTATATTAATTTTGGCGATAATAATGAATTTGGTAATATTCCTAAACTTAAACAAGAATGTATTGAATATTTAATTTATAATGCTAAAGACCTTACACAATATAACGAACGTATTACTATAAGAAAGCCTGAAGTTACATTTAATATGTGGACTATTTCTGATAATAGTAATGCGATTGTTACTAATACTAACAAAATGAATCTTAATGATTGTCCTACAGGAGAATGTGCATATTTTATAGCAGACCATAATGGATATGTAGAATTTATTGTAGAAAACAAACAACCGTTTGATGTTATTGATATTAGAAAAAATGATGTTTTTATTACTTCTGACCTTACTTCTTCTTATAGAGTTGATTTTGTTGCAGACGATAAAATATCTATATATATGACAAGAACTTCTACTATAGGAGAAAAAAATGAAATTAAACTTAGTAGTTATTTTAAAGCTAATGCTCCTAAAGCTTCTGCTGGACAAATACATTGTCCTGCTGAATGGGATACAAGAATCACACAGGAGATGATTGCAGAAGCAAATAGGAAAAATTGGACTATTTACGTTAATGGGACTATTAAAACTGAAGAAACTATTGTATGAAAAGTTATTTTGATTGTAAACAATATGATGTTACTACACTTCAACAAATGTATAAATATATAACAGATGTTGATGGTAGTATTAAAGAAAAAAATGTATTTCCAATTAGTGTTTTTCAAGCTGTTTTTGATGGACTTACAGGTTTAAGACTTGATGTTGCTCTTAATAATATTAACTATATATGGGTTATATTTTCTGTTAATAAGTCTACTACAAGACTTAAAGTTGGAACTGAACAACGTAGAGCAGGTTTGGTTATTTCCTATGAAGATAGCACAGGAAAAATAATGACTGAAAGGTATATAGGCTATGAAGTAGATGATACTAATTGGAGTGATGATGATAATTGGGAAGAATGTTTTGTTAATCTTGAAAATTTAGATTTTGTCAATGCTTTAAAAGAATATTTTACTAATTATATAGATACTGAAATAGAAAAAATTAATAGTACTATAGATATTAAAATTAGTGATGCTATAGAGAAATCAAAAGAATATACAGATGATAAAGTTAATGATATATCTATAGATGTTGATAATGCATTTTCTTCTATAAGTGTTAATCCTGTTCAAAATAAAGTTATAACAGCTGCTATATCTAAGATTAATGCAGAATTATTTCCTCTTACTATATCTGTTAGTGGAGGTGGAGTGTTTGAAAAAAGAACTACTCAAACTATTACAGTTAGATGGACTGTTAAAGAGGGTAATGATGTTGTAACACCAGATACAATATTGATAAATGATGCTCCTGTCGCTAATACATCTACAAGTAAAGTATTTGATAATGTAACAACTACTACATCTTATATAGTTAAAGCTACAAAAGATGAAACTACTGTTAATGGTAATACTATGGCGATATTTGTTAATCCGAGTTATTTTGGAGCTGTTGCAGCAGGTTTTGTCCCAACAGAAGAATCTATTAAAGCATTAACTAAATCTGTTAAGAATAGTAAAGGTTACACTGGTAATGTTTCTCTTAATAATCAAAAAACTTGTTATGCTTATCCTAAATCTTTTGGAGCTTTGACTTCTATTAAAGATGCTAATAATTTTGAATATCTTAGTTCTTATACAAGAACTGAACTTACAGTATGGGATGAAACTTATTATGTTTATGTTCTTAAAGATTCTACAACTATTACAAATTTCAGACAAATTTATTCTTAATATATTATGGCATTAAAAATTGGAGATAACTTTAGTTATCAAGGGAAAAAACCTAACTTTGATAGAGATAATTTTGATACTCTTGCTGCTATGAAAGCATATCCCGAAACAAGTATTGATGAGGGGCATATTTCATATTGTAAAGAAGATGGTAAAAATTATCAATATAAATCTGCTAATAGTGTAAATGCAACTACTGGTAAATGGAGAGAATTTAAGTCTGGAGATAGTTATCCTGCTGGAGGAACTGCTGGACAAGTTCTTAAAAAGACCTCTACTGGTGTTGAATGGGGAACTGATAATGATACTAAATATACTCCAGCTACTAAATCAACTAATGGTTTAATGTCATCTGACGATAAAACTAAAATAGATAATCTATTTAATATTCTAAGTGGAGGAGTAGATGGTCAAGTTTTAAAGAAATCTGGACAAACTATAGATTGGAGGGCAGATAAAGATACTAAATATAATCCAGCTACTACTACTGAAAATGGTTTGCTTAGTAAAGAAGATAAAGCTAAACTTGATTCTATTGTTAGCATGACTGTTCTTACACAAAATGAATATGATGAACTTGAAACTAAAGATGCTAATGTAATATATATTATAAAAGGATAATAAATATATCTCTTTACGGGGAGTTTATTGTAGGTCTCCCCGTAAAGGGATTAACTTATTTAATACATATTCTAATTATGGCTAAACAATTATATGAAAAACAAAAAGAACAATTATATCATCAGACAAAGTGTCGTAGTTTTACCGGTTATTATCGGAATTGAACTTCTACAAGAATTCACGCATACTGGTTCCTTCGATGTAGACGATATAA